TTGAACAATGTCAGCACTAGGCTTGACAGAGTTAGCAGCATCCATAATCACAGCAAATCCATTACTCTTATGATTAGGTGTATTAATAACTTCTACAATATCTCTAAACGCTGCTTTGTGAGCATCATCAGTAGTAAATTCTATAGTTATTTTATCAGTACCTGAAGTGTTGTTAGCTTCATCTGTACCAGCTGCTTGAGCAGAGTCAAAGTACAAATCAAGTTCATCAGCATCTTTAGATACCATACCTTTCAATTTAGAAAGTGGATAGCACACTGCATCTGGTGCAGTGCTTGTGTTTGAATTAAAGTTCCCATCTGAGGCGTTCATAAAATATAACATTTTCATATTTATAAATTTTAAAGATTAATACTAAGCTGTAGCAGCTCTTAACGTTACTACAACACTTGTTATATTACTACTCAAGAACTCAGATGCAACTACGTCTGCAATCACAATAAAACCATTATCTCTGGAAAAAGGCTCGTTTATCTTATCAAGAATAGTAGCCATAACAGACTTCTGAGTGTTAGCTGTAACAGTTAACACCATAACATCTGTTTCTTCACCAACACCACCCTCATCAGTAACAAGACTAGACCTTTTCATAGGTTTAAATCTCATATTTAGAGTTGTGCCATTAGTGTCGGCAGCTTGAGTATCAAAACCCAAAAAGTCAGAGACTTTATACATAGCAACTTCATCTGCTGCTACATTTGACCCTGCCTTAGCTTCTTGAAAGTAAAAAAACTTTTCAACATTTTTTTCCATTTTAAATCATTTTAAAATTAAACATTAAGACTTTTTGATTAACATGTATCTGTTAGCCGCAAATCCTTCAAAACCTCTTTCCGTTCTGTAGTGACATTTTAAAACGTCCTCAGTGTTAGTTTTGTTTTTAAGAACCGCTGAACCTGTTAACCAATGTTCCATATCTCTTGAATAACCATTAGCTGCTTTAAATCTAATTCTCAATGAAGGAATTCTTTCTCCAGATTTAGCATCTTTTTGAGTATCCATAGGGATACAGATACCATAACCAGGGAAATTAGAGTTAGTAGCACCTAATAATTTAGGATGGTTAAATAAGTCATACGTTTTTTTATGGAAAGTATATCCACCTCTTGTGAAAGAGTTAAATCCAAGGTTCATAGCCATGTCTTTATTGTTTTGGAATGTTCCATAATTAGCTCCACCTGCAGCGTAAGCTCCTTGTGCAGCAAGTAAATCGTCTATGTCTAATGATAAGTTAATACCAGCGTAAAGAGCATACTCTTTAGCACCTCTATGCTTATCTAAAGATTTAACGATAGCGTCAAAGTCAGACATTGTGATTGAAGCAGAACCTAAATCCATTGATTGACCTTTGTTAGAAATAAAAGGAATAAGACCTTCTGTACCTCTTAAAGTTTCAAGAGTATAAGAACTTCCGTCTAAAGAAACAGAGTTTCCTGAAGCAGCTAAAGCTGTGTTAGAAACTTGTTCTCCGATAATCATCATGATTTCAGAATAATCCATAAATCTTGCATGAGTATCTGCTTCACCTTTTAAATACCATAAATATCCAGAACCAAATTCAGGACTATTTACTTTTACATAAACTACGTTAGTAGCTTCTGAACCAGTAACCTCAAAAGTTTCTTTCATAATCATAACTTTGTTAGAATATTCATGAATCCTTGGAGTTAACCCTTCTGGTTGTGCAGAACCTTCTGGGAAAGCGTTACCAACAATAGCTGCTGTGTAATCTTGTGACGCATTATGTGATGTTACCCAACCACTAGAAGTAACTGGGAAAACTTCAAATACATGCGTAGAAGTAATAGTTTGAACGTAAACTAATGTTCCGTCTGCAAAAAGAAGAATATCTCCTACTCTAACAGGATTCTTAGAATCATGTTGAGAAGCTGACTGAACTGTCATAGTAGTTGTAACTGTATCACCTGCTTCTACTTGAGATGCAGTATCAAACTGAACTACTACGTCATTGTGTCTAAATGTTTCTTCATAGTGTTCAAAAGTAGTTTGAGAACATGGAGCCTTAGCACCCATTAACTCTAATAAACCAGTAATACCCTGGTCACCATACCTTTTAACAAGCTTTTCTGAAACATCTCTTTTGTGTAACTGTCCTGACGTTGCAGTCAAGGCACTTACATAATTTTCATTAGTGGCAGTCATCACCGCTGTAGGTGATAATGTCATTCCACTAGCTGTTGAAACTGTAGCCATTTTTATTAATTTTTAAATTAAAACTTATTTTATCTTTGCCAAAATGAGTTTCCATCTCCTAAAATTTTATCTGAGACTTGTTCAAGTATTGACTTTTTACCAGTTCCTGCAGGTTTTTGGTCTTTATCAAAAGATGGATTTTTAATATCATTTATTACCTGCTCGGTACCTTTAGAACGATATTGATTTGCCACACTTCTAACAATGTCTTCAAAATTATCACGAATAAACATATCCATGTTTAATTTATCAAAATCCCAATTTCCTGATTCATCAATATACCTATCAAAATAATTGTCTATTCCAGCGTTGCTTTCAGCTAATTTTTGTTTATGCTCATCAGTTAATTTGAAATCAAAAGTTTCATTGTCGTTTATATCAAAAGATACAGAATCAACAGAGTTAACTTCATCTTCCATACTGTTTAACCATTCACTTTGTATAGCTTCAAGTTCTTCTTGTGAATATTCAGAATCATTTTCTTGCATAGGCATTTTATATGAATCTTGAACCTTCGTCAATTCTTTTCTAGCAGTAGATGCGTCTTTTTTTAGTTGAATCTGACTTAAAGTCGGTTCACCATTTTCTGATTTCTCAGCACTATAATTTGCATTATAGTAAACGTCTATCTCTTTACTAGTAAGTTCAGGATTACTTACTTTTAAGTATTCCTTAACTATTTGCTCATCTGAAAGTTTTGAATAATCAGTAGTCTGAGTTCTTAGATAATCAGATACATTTCTACCTGTTTCTCTAACAAATTTATCAATATTGGCTACCTGCTCGTTAGCATATTGAATTTCAGGTTCTGAGTCTTCCTGACTAATAAGTTCATTAATTGCTTCTTTAAGTTCAGCAACAGAACCAAAGTCAGTTTCAAAACTGTCATTAATTTCATTAAGAAAAGAACTGTCATTTTGTAAATTTTCTTCTTGTTTAGGGGTTTCTTCTTCTATTGGTTTATTTTCCTCTTGTTCTGTAAAAGTAGGAACACTTGGTTCTTTATTTTCTACAGAAGTTTCTTGTTTTACCTCTTGAATCTCCTCTTGAGGTTTTTCATTAGAAACCTCTTGAGTGGAAGTTTCTTGTTTATTTTCTGTGTTTGGAGTCGTCATGTCTATAACTTCAGGACCTGATTGTGGTTGAACTATTTCACCACCTAGTCCTTCTGCTATTAAACCTCCTATATCATCTTTTACCATATTATATTAAATTAAATTAGACTTTATTTTTTGCAAATATAATTTTTTTTTATTTTAAATAATAGTTTTTATTTATTTTTTATTAAAAATTATATATTTTGTAAACCTTCTTCTGCTTCAACATCTTCAATAACTCCTGCTTGCCCTTTTCTTTGCTCTATCATTCTTGATTGAAAATGTGCACTTTTAGCTATAGATTCTTTTCTAACATCACCTATAGCTTTAGTTGCGTTTGATTTTCCTTGACTTGTTATCTCTAACTCTTTCATTTTTCTTATATGATTTTGTTCTTCAAATTTATTTTTTAAATCATATTCTAATTTCAATAACTCCATTTGAGCTTGAGCTTTAGATTGTTCTTCTATTTGAGTCATTTGAGCTTTTGACTGAACTTCTTGTTGTTTCATTTGAGCAGCCATAGCAGCAGACTGTTGTTGTGCTTGTGCATTGTTTTCTGATTGTCTTTGTGCAATAGCCATTTGCTCTTCTTGATATTTTTTTCTTCTTATTATTAACATTTGATTAGCTGCTTTTATATTTTTAATAGAACGAATAGCTATAGCATCTTCTAATCTTAATTCTTTTTGAGCTAAAGAAGTTTGTATGTTTTGTTCTAACATAGATTTTTCTTGTTCATCTGGAGCAACTTCTAAAAATATACCAAAATCAAACATAGATAAATCTTTAGTTAAATTTATAGTTTTTAAAGTAGCCTCACCTATAGCACCTATATAACCTTTTATATCTTTACTATACTTTAAAACATCTTGTAATCTCATGGCTACACTTTCTCCTAATCTTTTAATCATAAATAAATATCCATCATTTATAAATCTAGTAGCATTATTTGAAGCTAATAAAGCCATTTTCTGAACACCTACTAAAGCTTCTGAAGAAGGCTTAGAGGCATCTCTAGCTTCGTTAACACCAGTTACATCTCTAATCATTTGTAAATTATGATTATAAACTCCTATAAGTCTACTAACATCTTGCCCTATTCCATTTTCTAATTCTTGAACAGGTACAGCTGTTGTAGGAGAGCCACTATCGTCTATTCTTCTGTAATAAACATTACCAGTTTGGTCATATATTTCTTGTAGTTCTAAAGGACTAAATGTACCACCATCACCTTTAGAAACATTTTCTAAAGCTCCTAATTCAAAAGCAGCTCCTTTTGGTCTAGCTTTAGCTAAAACATGTTGCATTTTTAAATGTGCTAATTGTATTTGGTCAGCAAAAGGAATCATTCTTTCTACTAAAGAAACACTATTCATTTTATACATATTAGGAGCATATATAATATAAGATAATGATGTTTCTGCTAAATTAGATTTAGGTCTCATCATGTTTTCTGCTAATTTGTAATTAAATATAGCATTTGCCCCTACTATATATTTTCCTTTATAAACAACTTTAATTCTTTGTTTTAAGTGTTCTCTTTTTGTTTTAGAGTTTTTAGGTAACTTAAAGTTTTGTTTTCTTTTTCTTACAGAATAACCTCCATGAGCATTTGATTTTTTTTCATAATTCATTTCGTGAGTTGTAATAAATTCTGCATCTAAAATTTCTACAGAAAATCTATCATATTCTTGACTATATTGTCCTTCTGTAACAGTACCATAACTTCTACCAAATAAATAACCATCATCTGATTGCATTTTTTTACCATAAGTTTCAGCTATATATTTATATTCATCTTCTGTAAATTCATCTCCAGCCATTTCTCTTAATTGAGATATAGTAACAGAGTAAACTTCTCCTGCATGTTGAATGTTTTTAAAATCTGGAGAAGAAGAAAAAGATGTAATTAAATTAGAAGGGTCTACATATTTTAATTTTATAACACCAGATGGATTTATTTCTGTTTTAGTTGCAGATTGTCCTACTACAACAAAATCTCTTAACAATCTTCTTTTTAGTTCTGGCATATCATTTTGTTGAAAAACAAATTTAATACCATCTTCTAAAGATATTTCATGAGCTTGTTTATAATTAAGCTTCATGTATAATTCTAATTCTTCATCAGTTTCTGGTAATCCTTCTATCTCTCCCATCTCTTGACCAAACATAGCTTGTATGTTTTGTAAAAAATCTTTATTGTGCATTTTAAACTCTAAAGCCATTTTGTCTTTAAGTTTTTTATCTTGAGAAAGTTTATCTATAGCACTAGCTTTAACTTCATATTCTTGATTACTTAAATCTCCAACTATAACATCAACAAATTTTGGAACAACACTAACAGGAGTCCAGTCTATATTCATATAAGAGTTGTCTCCTTGAACATCTAATAAATCTTTATATTTACCTACATCTTGATTTCCCTCTGCATATTTTCTAGCATTAACCATTCTTCTTCTTTTGTCTCTAAAGTTTAAATCACTGTTTTCTGTCCAATCGTGATACATTCTTTTAAAGTATTGAAGACCATATTCATTAGAAGATTTTTCTTCGTTAGTTACCATAGGTGTAGGGTACCCTCCTATAGTTTCAAATTTGTTGTCGTTGTATTTGTTTATCATTATATTCTTTTTGAAATTAATCCTTTATTATTATATTTTTTTATAAAACTTAATTTTACTTTTTTTACCTTAGCCGCTACATGTTTTTGTGCTCCTAGTAAAGCTAAAGATGAAGCTACAGTAGCATCATATTTTGTTCTGTTATCTGGTTCAAATCTACTCCAATCATCTAACAATTTATTAAAATAACATCTTCCCATTTCTCCTGTTTCTAAATTAACTCCTATATAGTCATACACATAAGAAGAAATAGCTTCTATTTGTGCATTTAAAACAGCAACACCTGTACTAGGTATTCCTTTTGTTTTTTGTTTTCTACTGCTATCAGTATGTGTGTTTTCTGGTCTATCCATTAAATATTTATAATATCCTCTGTTTTCAAAATATTTTATAAGTCCTACTTTATTGTTCTCTATCAATATTTGACATCCATAAAAAACACAAGTTTTTAAAATGTCTTCATAGAAAATTTCTGCTTTCGGTGGTCTATTTATATATTCACAAACAAACTGATTTGAAAAATCATCCATCATAGAAAACTTCTTAAAAACGTAACAAGCCGCATCAGAACGTCTTCCATCAGTTGTTGTGTCATGGTCGTAAGGGTCACACCCAGCTACTAATTCAGTATGGTTTCCAGGATTGTTACCTGAAACTTTTAAATCTATAGCGTTTCTCCTTTGTTCTGGAGGTATCCATGATATTAACCATTTGCCTTTAGAACTAGGAATCCATTTTACCTTAGTGTCTTTTATTCCTCCTTGCCATATAAAATCACCTTTCACAGTAACATTATCTGCAGTTTCATTGTAATCCATCTGTTGATATATTTTTTCAACATCAAAAACACTTTGACTAGAATCACTTCTAAAAGCTTCTTCTACTGTAAAAGGTCTTTGTCTTTTTTCTTCAGACAATTTATTAGTATTATTTTTATAAGAATCTCTTATGTTTTGTAAAAACTCTTTAGCTCCTATAGTTTTACCTATAAATTTTGCCTGTTTTTCTGTTGGAGTATCTACAATAGACATTCCATACTCATCTATAAAACCTTCATATCCATCATAAGCTGGAGTAAAATAACTATACAGCCCAGACCTTGTTCTACCATTAGCATCTTTTTCTTCAATGCTACTATCAAACCAAAGGTTTTTAAAATTTTCTCCTCCTGCTCCTTCTAACTCATTAACTGTAGTAGGCATAAAACATTTTCCTATTATTTTATCTCCTAATGTTAAACAAGAACGAACTACTTCCCAATTTTTTTCAACATTAGCATCTACCCATTTACCTGCTTCATCACAAAGATATCTAACAAGTTTTACAGAGTCATC